CAACCTGACTCGATACCCAGGATGGCTGCTTTTATATCAATTATTAGGCCAGGCAAGGCACACCTACAAAGAAAACCCTGGTCGGAAGTGTTTGCGTCAGTGTGGGACGGTGATGAATCGCGTGGGTATACATTTAAAAAGTCACACGCTGTGAGCTATGCAGCCTTGGTGGCTTTGCATATGAATTTACTCAATACGACGAACTAGTGTAATTGATTTGCGCTTGCTCTTTTTGCGAGCAATGTCTACCAGGCTGCACACAGGCCCGTGTAGGATTTCTAGATCTTTGTTGGAGAATGTGCGCAGGGTAAAACGAAATCGATCCCAGTCCCTGCGTAAGAATATGTTGATGGGTATGCTACGATTGCTTTCCCACCACCAAGTGTTGGCCAGCTCTAAAAATTCCAGCTTGTCATCTTGTGTGAGCACAGCACCAAAGTCGTAGATGGTTGTAACAGCGTCATCTCTGTTTTGCACGATACCCACATATTCTTGACTGGCGTAGACACACAGTGTTATAAAGGGATATTTTTCCGCCAGTTTTTCAAAGATATTGTTACCCATAAATACGTATCGAGGATCCTATGTATTCAACCACCATTTACTTATATCAACAAATCATTCGGGTATTATTGATTGACACCAGTGGTGGGTATTTCACAGCGAGGTATGACCCAGTGTATGCAAAACAATTAACCGTCAACAAAGGTGTAGACAACGTCTTGCTTTTTGAATTCATCAACCAAGATGAAAAACCTGTAAACATCACAGGTAGTGCATTTAAATTTAGAATGCTGAACCAAACCGGCGATAAACTGTTAATCGAAAAAGACATGACTATACTTAGCGCCAGTCTAGGCCGAGTCAAAGTTGTGCTAGATACCGCAGACACCATGGAAATCTTGGCACAACCTGGCAGCTACAGCATTGAACGCACACAAGGTGACTATGTGCAGGCAGCATTTGTCAATGACAATGCTGGTGCTAGAGGCGATTGCAACATTGTGGATTCAGTATTACCACAATTTGTTGCCAGCCAACCTGTGACCATTCCCACTATAAATGGCAAGAATTCTTGGCCACAACCTGGACCACAAAGCTGGCCAGACTGGGCACTAAATCCACAACCGCTGAGCACTCATTATCTCACCGAATACTACTCAAGTCACATCAATACAACTGGTGCCAGCTTGACCACAATCAAGTATGATCTGGTGCATTACACTGGCACAATCAAAGTGCAAGCCGCACAAGACTACGAAGCACTTTGGGTGGATGTTACCGACAGTCGCGAATACTTTGATGAAACAGGAACCTTTTACATCAACGTGCTGGGTTTTCATCCACTATTGCGCTTGGGTATCAACAACAGCCAAGGTTATGGTGCGTCAGCAACTGCCACAGTAGTAGATGGTGTGGTCACAGGCATTGCTGTAAACAACGCTGGCACAGGCTACATGGCTGCACCTTGTGTGCAGATTCTGGGCAATGGTGCTGGTGCAACTGCTGTTGGGGCACCATTTACAGGTCCCAGCGGCATTGGTCAAATCACTGTGACCAACGGTGGATCTGGATACTTGCCCTTGAACTTTGGTGGCACCGAAGCACAGGCAGTAACTGTGCTGATCACAACTGGCTACGTTACCAATATCTTTTATCGTTAACTGTTGCTCTGCAACACAAACTCTGCTATACTGTATAGATGCTTGACATCCTTGCTTATCTGCCTGCGAAAAAGAAACCCACACCTTCAGGGTGGTTGAGTTTCAATGCGGTGTGCTGTCAACACAATGGCAGCACCAAGGACATTAGAGGTCGCGGCGGACTCAAAGTCACAGATCAAAGTTGGAGTTATCACTGTTTCAATTGTGGTTACACAGCAAGTTTTATCTTGGGACGCAGTGTAATGTTCAAAGCACGGCGACTGTTGACTTGGATGGGTGTGCCAGAAGTAGAAATAGAGATGCTGAATCTTGAAAGTCTGCGACACAAGAACATACATGGTATACTCAGTGACCGACAACTGGTTTGGAATGCCATCAGCGACATTCAATTTGGTGAGTTTGATGAGTTGCCACCGTTTGCAGAAATAGTTACACCGGAACATGAATCACAATGGAACTACCTGCGCTCAAGATGTGTGCCCGAAGACTTTCCTGTGCTCACAGCTGAAAAGAATGATGGCGTTCATTGGACTCGACCACAGGTTATAATACCATTTACCTACAACAACATCATGGTGGGCTGGACTGCCAGGATGTTGGATGGAAAACAGCCCAAGTTTATCAGTCACAGTCAACCCGGCTATGTGTTTGGCACAGACTTGCAACACTCAGATTGGCAACATGTGATTGTGACCGAAGGCATATTTGATGCACTCAGCATTGGCGGGCTTGCTGTGATGCACAACACCATAAGTGATCAACAAGCAAGACTGATACGCAGCCTAGGTCAAGAAGTCACTGTGGTTCCAGATCAGGACCTGGCTGGAATTGAATTGATTGACCGAGCAGTGGAACTGGGTTGGGCAGTGAGCATACCTGAATGGCCTGAGGGTTGTAAAGATGTCAACGATGCAGTGATAAAGTTGGGACGATTAGGTGCCTTGCTAACTATAATGCAATCAAGAGAGACCAGCCGAATCAAAATAGAACTAAGGAAAAAAGCACTTGCTAAAAGAATACGGACTTGACGTTCAACGTTTATTTTTAGAAATGATGTTGGAAGATGCACAGAGCTATGTGCGTGTGCAGAACATCTATAACCCGCAGAACTTTGACAAGAGTTTGAGGCCTGCGGCTGAATTCATCAAAGAGCATTCAGACAAACACAAAACACTTCCTGACCGCACACAGATCACAGCCACCACAGGCATCAAACTACAAGCAGTGCCAGACTTGAACGAAGGACACTTTGACTGGTTCATGGGCGAGTTTGAACAGTTTACCAAACGTCAAGAATTAGAACGTGCTATTTTAAAAGCCGCAGACATGCTGGAAAAAGGCGACTTTGAACCAGTGGAAAAGTTAATCAAAGACGCTGTACAAATATCATTGACCAAGGACATGGGCACAGACTACTTCAGTGACCCCAAGGCACGTATTGAAAAGTATTTCAACTCGGGCGGACAGGTGTCAACAGGTTGGCCACAACTGGATCGACTGTTGTATGGTGGGTTCAGTCGAGGTGAACTCAATATCTTTGCTGGCGGGTCGGGGTCGGGTAAATCACTTGTGATGATGAACATTGCACTAAACTGGTTGCAACAGGGCTTGAGTGGTGTGTACATCACACTAGAACTTAGTGAAGAACTCACAAGTTTGCGAACAGATGCTATGTTAACCAACATGAGCACCAAGGACATTCGCAAGGACATTGACACCACAGAACTCAAGGTCAAACTGGTGGCCAAGAAGTCGGGCAACTATCAAGTGAAAGGCCTACCTGCACAAAGCAACATCAATGACATCCGTGCTTATTTGAAAGAGTATCAGATACAGACTGGTAAAAAAGTAGACTTTGTGATGATTGACTACTTGGACTTGTTGATGCCTGTGAGTGCAAAAGTATCGCCCAATGACTTGTTTGTGAAAGACAAGTATGTGAGTGAAGAACTGCGCAACTTGGCCAAAGAACTGGGGTTTTTGATGGTGACTGCAAGTCAGTTGAATCGGTCGGCCGTAGAAGAAATTGAATTTGATCACAGTCATATTTCAGGTGGTATCTCAAAGATCAACACAGCAGACAATGTGTTTGGTATCTTTACAAGTCGCGCCATGAAAGAGCGCGGCAAGTATCAGATACAGTGTATGAAGTCAAGAAGCTCGACCGGCGTTGGTCAAAAAATTGATCTGGAGTACAACATTGAAACAATGCGCATTACTGACGAAGGCGGAGAAGATGGAGACACATATTCAAAGAAACCCTCAGCGTCGATCATGGATTCGATCAAAGCCCGCAGTCAAGTTAGCCAGTCTACTGAAAGTTCAAACACCCCACCATGGGAAAGCCCGACCCCTGGTTTAGATACAGCCAAAGTGTCGGGCGATGTGCAAAGTGCCAAGCTCAAACAACTGCTGGGCAAGATCAAAACTGGTTAAGCTACTGTGGTCACAGCGGTCCAAGTTGTTGAACCATTGGTGTTGACATACATGCGATCGTTTGTGGTGGTGCCATCACTGCGCAAATACAATGATCCTTTGGCAGCACTCAATGTAGGCGCACCTGAACCAAAGAAAATACCAAAGTTAGCAGTGCTGGAGAATTTGTAACCAGCACCTGTTGTGCCACCCGTAGGAATAGCAGTGCCTGACAATACCACAGCATTGCCCACAGCAGACAACACAGCACTGGATAATATGTTACCGCCAGTAATGTTGCCAGTTGCGGTTATCAATCCTGCCGTTGAAACATTACCACCAATTACATTGCCTGTGGCTGAGGTCAGTCCAGCAGTGTTGATATTGCCACCAGTGATGTTGCCTGTGACTGACACTGTGGTGCCTGTGTGTGTGGTAGCGTTGACGTTGGCCGCACCAGTGATATTACCACCAGTGATATTGCCCGTAGCTGAAATCAAACCTGCTGTGCGCAAGTTACCGCCTTGCACGTTGCCAGTAGCACTGACAATACCAGCATTGACATTGCCGCCAATTACGTTGCCTGTGACTGATACTAGGCCAGCAGTGTTGATGTTGCCACCCACAACGTTACCGGTGGCAGTTACAGAGCTCACAGAAATGTCGGTTAACGTGACATTGCCAAAGATATCTCCAGTCACATACAAGTTGCCACCAATGCCTACACCACCTGCCACAGTTAACGCACCTGTAACAGCACTGGTAGTTGCAGTAGTATCAGCAATGGTCACACTGTTGGTATAGTAGCTCAATGGACGATTGTAATCAAACAAGGTGATTATTGTGCCTTGATCGTATGTAAGGAAACCAAATTCGTATGTGCCAGCGGCTGCAAATGTAATAACATTGCCGCTGTAACCTTGTATACCTGTAGTGCCCAAGCTGACGTTTGCTGGTAAAGTCAGTGTGCGTCCTGGAGTATCCACAGTGATAATTAGTCGCACAATGCCCACACTGCCAGCTGCTGGCCAAGTGGCAGTGGTAAAGCTAATGCTGATGTTGCCGCCCATCACGATGGTTTGCACATGTCCAGCACTGCAATCCACAGTGATTGCTCCTGTGGTGTTGGCAATCTGCACTAGTGTGCCTGAAAATCCTTGGATTTTGGCATTGTAGATCAGGTTATTGGCCATGTTGTTGTCCAGGGTGGTTCCTGTTAACGCGGCTTTAAACACACCTTTTGATTGCAGATCATCTATTTCAGTTTCTGCAAATTGAAAATTTGTCTTGATTGCTGTGAAGTTATCGCGCATGCCCTGTGTGTTATTGGGCACGCCGGCAATAGGGTAATTGCCATCTATGGTAGCGGGGTTGATCTGGCTGGTCATACTGTTTCCTTGTATTAGATATTTATTGCAACAGCATTTCCACTAAATAATCCAAAGGCCCGTGAATAAATGCAAAAGAAGACACGTAGCATCTTAGAAGAGCTAGATAACTTGTACGTAGAGCGTGATCGCCGATTGGTGATTGAAACTCGCGCCAGCAACATTATCGAATCAGCTATTAGATTGCTAGAACAAATAGAAGCTGAATATCCAGCTGACCAAGCTGAAAATCTGCAACGCAAATTGCTCAATGCTATCCGTCACAGAGACACAGGCAAATTTGAACGTTCAGTAAGGAGAACTCATGCAGATCTTTGAAATCACACAGCCTCTAAAGCGCACTCTCAAAGAGCTTGATTTCGGCCAACCACCACCCAAGAAAAACTACGGCACTAATGTGGGCCCAGGTGTGCAACCGCAATACACTGCTACGCCCAGAATGAAAAGCACTGCACAATCGGGAGCCGCACCAAGATTACCCGCACCAAGCACCAGTTTGGCAACAGCGGCTGCACCTGCTCCCGAACTGCAAACAATAGATGCACCTGCGCAGTTGCCTGGACCAAAGCCTAACACAACAAAACAACTTGGCACAAATTATGATCCCAATGTGATTGACGTTGATGCCAAGGTTAAACCAGCACCAGCCGCACAGGCAGCATTGCCAGCACCAGCTGTGCCAGCTCAGCCAACAGCGGCAGCACCTGCGGCAGCTCCAGCACCAGTAACTGAACCGGCGGCAGCACCAGCACCAGAAACTGAACCCGCAGCAGCACCAACAGCAGATCCTAACAAAATTAAACAAACACCTAACAAAGCAGAAAAAGTCGACATTGGTGGTTCAATAGTACGAGCCATGAGAAGATACAATGCCAATCAAGCCGGATTGGGGTGGTTGAATCCAGACGAACGTAACAATCCAAACAACGTACAAGCAGACAAAGAAGGCAAGATTACAATAAATGGCAAACCATACAATGCCAATGATCCGGCTCATGTAAAGGCCTACAAAGAGTATCTAGATCTTGCAGCCGGTAATGCACCGGCACAAGCACCACCTGCTCCTCCAGCAGCACCACCTGCTCCTCCAGCAGCACCACCTGCTCCTCCAGCTGGCACACCTGAGGCAGAACCTTCTGGCGTAGAACAGGCGCTGATAAAGTTGGGGTTTTCTCCTCAACAGGCTGCAATAACAGCTAAAAAAGTGCCACCGGGGATGTCTGAACAAGATGCTATAAAATTAGCACTCTCGGGTAGACTCAGAGAATCCTTGACCTGGAGTCGAGGATTTGATCCAGGCCGAATATTATACAACAAAATGAAATCACAACGATGAAAAGTCTACGCACACTACTAGAAGGCGGCAATGTATTCAAGGATGCAGAAGGTCAGTCACTCACAGGTCGCATCAATCAAAGCGATGTGCCTGCTACTGTGGCCTGGATTGAGCAGCTCACAGGACTAGAATTTCCCCGGGACCGTTGGTTGGGTAGCACAGGCAAAGCACCCACGTCAGGCG